ATGACAGTCAGACGCCCAAATCTACGCCCCGCTAGTTCGATCACTTTTGGCATTCTTTTCTCCGAATTATGCCTACGCTGCAGGCTCAGACTGTGCGGCATGGACCTTCACCTTCGCATACTCATGACGCGGTAACTCAAAATTTCCTCCAACCTGGCTCATCGCTCCTCTCCCGTCAGATTGATCCACTGGTAGTCAATGCCGCCCACTTCCTCCCGCGCCACCTTACACACCGGCATCGGCGGATAGTTGTGCACTTCGGGCAACCTGTCGCGGTTCTTCCGCGCATGCATCGTCGGCGCCACATACCGCGGGCGGTGGAGGAGGCAGACCGCAGCGAACACGGCGCAGTTGAATACGCCGAGACCGTAGAAGGCGGCGCAGAGGATTACTGTTTTCACTTCTTTCTCCCAATCAGGAATCCGAGCATGGCGGGTACGCCCATCAGCGATAGAATTTCGAGAGATATACCCCAGGGCGCAGCAGTTCCTACCAGCGCCACTCCCACCCAGAGAAAGAGAAAGATCAGCACGTTGACGGGGTTCGTGACGAACTCCGCGACTCGCTCGATTAGATTGATCATGCTTTCTCCTTGCGCGCAGCAACGGCCGCAGCGTTGTACAGGTCAATGGCATCCATGCCGAACTCCCCGAACAGGGATTCACATCGATCGCGGAAGAATCCGTGAAACTCGCGCAGCGCTCGCACCTCGGCGATGAGGGCGAGGATTGCGGCGGGGTTGGTGGCTGCGATGAAGTCGCGGTTCTCTTGCTCCGACTCATAGTTGCCCGTAGTCATTGATACGCGGCATATGTCGTGCTGAGCGCCTGTCCCGTGCGTATTGACTCCGTGATGTGCGGAGTACCACGGCCCTGGCGTCGCTGCCTTCGCCAACCTATCCAACTCGTCTAGATTTGTCATGCTTTCTCTCCCAGTGCCTTACGGGCAATAGTCCGCGCCTCCTCGATTTCATCCCAATCGCCGCCGACCATCTTGTCTTCAATGGCTGCGATAGCATGGAGCGCTGCCACCACCTTTTCGTAGTCAGCATAGAGGCAAAAGATCCCGTCCGGCCTCTCTGCTGTGCTTGTGCCGTATCTTTTCGGTTGTGTCATGCTGCCTCCTGGTCATTCATTGGAGAGTAGGGTGAATGCTGCCGCAGCCACTCTTGGTACTTGGCCGTTTCCAAGGCCCTTAAGTCGGTGTGACCGATGGGCCACCCCATGAGCCATTCGACCCAATCCGGATTCAGTGGGCCACTCTCCGTAGCAAAAACGAAGTGGTCCAGCCGGTCGTAGGTTCGATCGCGGCCATCCTTTCGCGTCAGCGCCTTGATGGATGACGCCTTGTGCATGGATGCCGTGGGCGTCGGGATACCGCGTTTCTTCACCGCGGTTGCCAGCCCGTCGCCACTCGTCTTGCTTGCACCCTTCCGATTGTGATTCCCACAGACGGTTGGAGTGGGCCAGAATCCAGATCCTTTCCCGCTCGTGATCGGCGCCGCAGTCGGCCGCAGAAAGCACTCCCCATTCCGCATTGAACCCCATCTCGGCCAGGTCTCCGAGAACTCTTCCGAGTCCCCGAGAAGTGAGCATTGGGCTGTTTTCCACAAAGACGAATCGTGGTCGTACTTCGCGAATGATCCGAGCCATTTCGACCCAGAGTCCGCTTCGTGCGCCTTCAAGGCCTGCACCGTTGCCCGCGGCGCTGATGTCCTGGCAGGGAAATCCGCCAGCCACGACATCAACAACTCCTCGCCAAGGTCGTCCGTCGAAAGTCCGAACGTCATCCCAAATCGGGAACGGCGGCATGGTTCCGTCGTTTTGCCTCGCAACAAGGACGGCTTGGGCGTAGGAATCAAATTCAACGGCGCAAACGCATCGATGCCCGAGCAATTGACCCGCGAGAATTCCTCCACCATCGCCCGCGAAAAGATGAAGCTCATTCAAGCGACCTCCAATTCTTGTTGTTCGATGCCCATTTTGCGAGCCCTTACGGGCTCCCATCGCTCATAGGCCCGATCCCAAACAGAGAACTTCAATTCCCTCGGTGCACCGCTCTGATCAATCCATCTATGACAGGCCGCGCAGCCAGGCACAGTGAATTCGTGTTTAGCCTTTAGTCCCATGCCTTTCCCATGCTTGCTTTGATTCGAATGGCACGGCACAACACTTTCACCGGGCAGCCACGGCGCGACGCATATCCCAGTCACCTGGAGAAAACACCGCATCCCGCGGCAAGCTGCCAGATACTTCGATCCCTCCGCAACCGTGGGCCGCTTCGGCTTACTCTTGAGCCGCTTCCGAGCCTCCTGGTTGCGCTCGAATTGCTGGCGGTCGGGCAGGGCGAACGGCTTGGGCTCTTTGCGTTTGAAGCCGGAGCGCGTCAGGCCTTTCTTTCGGGTGAGGCTCATGCTTCCTTCCACAAGTGATAGAAGGCAAAGAACGCGCAGTAAATCCCGGTTCCGATCCCAACAGGAACGGTCATATGCGGCGACAGATATACGGCCGACAGGATGAAGAAAACGTGGCTGTCTTTCATTCGAATTGAACTCCCAAAGTTCCGCCCGCGTAGCTCTGCACGGCATCCAGGTACTCGCTGAACTCGCCCACGCTCATCTGCGTCGTGGACTTGCGGCGCGTGATGATCTCGCCATCGGGCAGCGTCAGTTCGTCCAGAATCCCGTACTTGCGCGCGAAGTATTCGTGCCATGTGTCTTTGTCGTATTGCTTGCCATCCACCCAAGCCTGTTCGCTAACCTGCTTGAGCACGGCACCGAAGTAGAAACGGTTCTGCTGCTGGTTCCGCTGGCGCTCCTCAGCCGTCACGATCAAACGCAACGGCTCGCCCTTGTCGGCAAAGACCGGCGCGTTGGCCTTGATGAATGCGACGACGGCATTCCAGACGCCGCCGTTTTTTAGGGTGAACTCGCGATATAGGGCGGCGGTCATTTCGGGCTCCCGTAGCAGGAATTTCCACACACCGGGCACACGACTCGTAAATACGTGCCCTCACGCTGATCGCTTTCGACATGGCCTTCGCTCTCAAGGCATTCGAAGCGAGTTCTGCAGTTCGTGCACATCGCCTTCCATTCGCGCTCGCTGGGGAGCGTTCCGCGCTCAATGATCTTCATGCCATCCCCCGTTTAACGATCCAATGGACCCAGAACCCACGCATCCACGAAAACGCGTACAAAAAGCACAGCGCGAAAATCCCGTACTGGCCAGCCTTCCATGTCGTCCAGAACCAGAACGGTTGCGACGCTAGGCCGAACAGGCATGCATAACGCCGCACCGATTCACGCTTGTCTTGCGACAGGAAAACAGCAGTTACGCCACAAAGGCCGATTGCGATTTGGTCGATCATTGCGCCGCTCCCGCTGCGGCGTCCCGTTGCGCACGCTCGCGCGTCTCTGTCGCGAGGCGTGACATGTCGTATTCCGCTTCAGCCTCCCAGCGAAGGACATTTGCAACGCCCGCGAACCGCGCCACCTCAAGCAAGACGGCGCCGTCTTTCATGCCACGGGCTGCCATTTCTTCGATGCGGGTGAGATGCGCCTTACAACGCACGATGAGTTCGGACGAATTCATGCCGCTTCCTCCTTCTCTTCCTTCGTAGTAGTGTGGGCGACAGCTAAGCGTTGGATTTCGATAGCGAAGCGCACCAGCTTGTCCATGCTGCCAGCGTGGATCCCATGGGCGTTGGCGAACTCATAGAGAGCGGCCGGGCGGTCGAAGCCGGTTACTTCGTATTGGGTGGTCATGCTGCAGCCTCCGAGAACAGGTCAACTTGATCGAGCACGGCGCTCTTGCAATTCTCGGTGGCGAGCTTGAAATAACTGCTTTTCAACTCGCTCCCGATACCGCGCCTGCCCATCTTCAGCGCCATATAGACTTCGCTCCCGATGCCGAGAAAGGGGGTGTAGACCAAATCGTTCGGATTGGTCCACAGTTCGATAGCGCGCTCGACAACCTCTAACTGGATGGGCGATATATGTCTTTCATCATCGTTCTCGCGAGCGCTCATGTACTGCAGGGTCTTGGACTGGTTAATGTCCATCCAGACCGGCGAGGCGAAGCGCTGCCACAGGTCAACCGGAAAGCTTTCGTGCGTGTGCGTGACCGGCTCCGGGTTCTCGCCCGGCTTGCGCATGATGACGAGATAGTCAGCGATGCCCTGGCGGCTCATGGCGCTGTCTTTGCGAAGCTGCTTGTAGAGCAGGCCGAGTGCCTTGGTGCGCTGCATCGCGACAACCGGGTCTTTCCAGATGCACACTTCGGAGTGGTAGATGAATCCGGCTTGTTGGTGCGCGCGGATGATCTCGCCGCGGAAGTCTTTCAGGCCGATATAGCCGTCCCGCGTCTTGGACGTCGGGAGCTGCATGCAGTGGATCGCGACCAGCCGCCCCGGCTTCATGATGCGGATATGCTCCGCAATCAGGAACCGGTAGTGGGTCCAGAAATCCGCGCTCGATGCGTTGTTGCCCATGTCGCGCTCAGAATTGCTGAACACGAACAGCGATTCGAACGGCGGGCTGTAGACGGAAAAGTCGATCGAGTTGTCCGGCAGGGAACGTGCGAGGTCCACGCAATCCATATTGAAAATCGAAAACTTGTCGGTGATTTCTTGTGCGATGCAGTTCACTATGCGTACTCCACGTTATCGAATATCCATGCCGGGATCGCTAGCGGCGTCATCGGCCGATAGACTTCCGTCCCACTCTTTGCGCCCTCGATCTGTCGCTTCGTAATCTCGCGCATCAGACCCACCATTTCGACCGCCATGGCGTCGCTCTGCGCCTGCTTGCGGGCGATGTTGGCTTTTACGGCACCCTCGGTATCGGCGGTGATGATGTGCGCCAGCACACGGCGCGTCTGCCCGAACCGGTAACAACGGCGCACAGCCTGGTAATAGGACTCGAAGCTGTCATCCATGCTCGCGAACACCATGCGCCGGCAGACGTGCTGCAGGTTCAGCCCGAAACCCATGATCGAAGGCTTGCTGACAATCACCCGGGCCTCGCCATGGGCGAACGCCATGATGTTTGCCTCTTTCTGATCGGGCTTCATGGAGCCGGTGACTTCGACGGCGCCGGGGATAGCCTTCGTCAGCCGCTCGCTTTCCTCATTCAGGTGGCACCAGACAATGACCGGCTCATCAGTGCTGTTCGCGATGCTGGCCGCTAGCTCGATGCGTTGGTCGATCGTGCTTTTCTTGGCCTGGCGGCGTTCCGTCAGGCTTTGGGCGATCATGGTGAAAAGCTGACCTTCCGGTGCGGCGTCGCTTTCGACTACATGCTCGACCAGCTCAAGCGGCGGCAGGAGATAGCGCGAGCCGTCGAATCCAAGGTCGGCCGGGCTGCGGATGCAGATTGCCCACGTCGCCATCCACTCCCAAAACTTGACCTTGCCGTGACCCTTTAGGCGCCAGTTACCCGTGTCGCCGCCATCATGAGTGAAGAACGTTGACAGCATTTCGACAGCATTCATCACGCCAAGAAATTCCGCCTGGTTGCCGAGCTCCATCCAGTCGTTCGGGCTGGGCGTCGCCGTGCATGACAGCTTGTAGGGCGTACGGCGAAACGCTTCTGTGATGTATGCGCGCGTCTTGCTGCTGTGCGATTTCAGGATCGAGCTTTCATCCAGCACCACGCCGACGAATGCGTCAAGCTCGAAGTGCTCAAGCATTTCGTAATTCGTGATGGTGATGCCGTCCTCGACTTCCGAGTCGTGCCGGCAATACTTGATCGCGATACCGAACTTGGCCGCTTCCTCGACGGTCTGCTGAGCCACGCAGAGCGGCGCGACGATGATTACGTTGCCGCCCGTGTGTTCACAGACGTATTTCGCCCAGGTGGTTTGCTGCAGCGTCTTGCCAAGGCCGGTATCCTCGAACAGTGCTGCGCGTCCGCGCTTCAGCGCCCACTTGACGCAGGCTGCCTGGAAATCGAATAGCGGGCCTACTGGCACGTCACAGTCAAAACCGCTCGGCACGTCGGCGAGCTGCTTGCCGGCGATGAATTGTTCGTATGAGCCCATTACGCTGCCTCCGCATATTCATCGTCTTTCGAGTCGGTCAGGTGGATGTACACCCGACCCGGCTCGCCCTTGGGTGCGGCGACAAGACCAAGAGCAGCGGCGAAGGGGCTGGCCATTGCCGCCGTCAGTGCGTCGAACGAATACGTGCGCCTAGGTGCGGCTTCTGTGAGGCGAGGGCGGCCTCGGCAGTCGCTGACCAACTTGAGATCCGCTTGCGCGTCGGACAACACAAAGATCACCGCGGGTCGCTTGTGCCACTCTTTAGGCGTCGTCCCGGCTCGCTTGATGTAGCCAAGTCGTTCCAACTTGCGAATCGCGGTATCGACCGTCTTTTCGCATAGGTCATAGATGCGCTCAATGTCGGGGCGAGTAGCCTTCCCGTGCTGCTTGATGTGCGCGAAAATCTTGTCCGCAGTGGTTTCCATGGATAGGCCTCAAAATGGTATGTCATCGTCCATCTGATCGAAACCGCCGCCAGATGGTTGGCGTTGCGCCGCTTGTCCTGCAGCGCGTCCATCTGCCGGACGCTGACGCTGCGGTTGACGATCGCCGCCCTCCGACCGACCGCCAAGCATCTGCATCTTGTCGGCAACGATTTCCGTCGAATAACGATCAGTGCCGTCCTGTGCCTGCCACTTCCGCGTACGGATGCGGCCCTCCAGGTAGACCTGTGCTCCCTTCTTCAGGTACTCATTGACGATCTCGGCCAACTTGCCAAAGAAGGCCACGCGGTGCCATTCCGTGACTTCCTTCATTTCTCCGGATGTCTTGTCCTTGTATTTGTCCGTCGTTGCGACGCTGATATTTGCTACTGCGTCGCCGCTCGGCAGATAGCGAACCTCCGGGTCATTGCCGAGGTTGCCGAGAATAGTCACGCGATTTACCGATGCCATGCTTGTGCCCCTGATTTGATCATTGCGTTGATTGCTGAGATAACGACGTTGTCGGCCTCGGGCCAGCCCTCGAAACTACGGGACTGCTGGTCTGCACGCCGCTCGAGTTCTTCCTCGCTTATGTCGGATTGCTCGCCCTTTAAGTAGAAGGTCGCCGGAATTGAACCGCCTATTGCGAAAACGTGATCGCTGATTCTTTCAAACCGATCGGCCGATTTTCGTAGCTGAGTGCTCAGCGATTGGCGGCTCCATCCGGTCAGTTCTACGAGCCGAGGAAGCGCCAGAGGTCCGTGCAATTTCATTGCGGCCACGATCTGCTCGATTCGCTCGCTCTCTTTTGATGCTGGACCTCTCATGCCTTTTCTCCCATCAAAATGGCAATGGCCTGTTCTGCCGTCTCAATGACGTGGGCCTCGCCCCTCCAATTTCCAAACCAGATCGCCTCGTCGTCTGTGAGCCTTCGCTTGCTAGGCGGCTGCGCTGGATCTTTCACCTCAAACAAAATCGACCGTTTCCTGAAACCGACAACCAGATCAGGGAAGCCGCCGCCGATGGCATGTGTCGGCGTGACACTGGCACCGACTGCCCGGAGTGCGGCGACAATTTCGGACTGGTTTCCGTCGACGCGTGCGGCTCGTCTCAATCTTTCACCCCGTAAGCACTCCTACACGCATCGTTTGCTATCTGTTCCATATCCATTTCCCCCTTAGACCCTATTCAAATCCGCGCTTATTCGACCGCGACGACTTCTCCGACTGCCCGAACGCATGGCCCGGCGCCAGATCCTCGAACCGGGTGTAGTCGCCTATATAGGAAGCGGCAACCCGGCCCGTTTCACCCTGGCGCTGCTTGGCGATAATGATTTCCGCGATGCCTCGGTCCATCGAATCCGGGTGATAAACCTCGTCGCGGTACAGAAACAGGATCGTGTCAGCGTCCGCTTCGATGTCGCCCGAATCCTTCAGGTCCGACATGAGCGGGCGCTTGTCGGTGCGTTCCTCGCACTTACGAGAAAGCTGCGACAGAGCAATGACGGGAATTTCCAACTCCTTGGCGAGCGACTTTAGTCCCTTGGTGATGGCGCCGATCCGCAGGTCGTGCCGCTCCTCTGACCCCATTGCCATTAGGCCGATGTAGTCAACCACCAAGAGCGACAAGCCATACTTGCGCTTGATCGCACGCGCCTTGGAGCGGACTTCAAGCATCGTCAGGCCCGACTGATCGTCCAGATACAGCTTCAGGTCGATGATTCGCTTCGTGGCAACCGTGATCCGGTCCCAGTCTTCATTCGTCAGCAGGTTCGGATCACGTAGGCGGCGCATGGACACCCGTCCCTGCATCGACACGTTGCGCTGCTGAAGCTGGTCGATGGTCATTTCCATTTCCAGTAGCAGGGCGGGAGCCTCGAGGGCGACGTGATTGGCGACGCCGAACGCGAAGGCCGTTTTGCCCATCGCCGGACGGCCGGCCACGATCACCAGATCGCCGGCATTCATGCCGCCGCCGAGCTTTTCATCCAGATCCCGCAACCCGGTCGGAACGGGCGCGCCTTTGCCTTCGATGCGATCCTCGAGCTTGCTCAGGTATTCGCCAATGCGCTCGGCGGCCAGAATCGGTTCAGACTTCACGCGCGCTTCAGCCAGGCGCTCGAGCTTTTCCTGTGCACGGTCAATCAGCACAACCGCTTCGTCGGGCGTCGTCACCACCGAATCCTGAATCTCGGACGCAACCACCAGCAGGCCACGCTTCTGCGACCGGTCACGCACGATCTGCGCGTATCGGGCGATGTTGGCGGAGCCCGGCGTGTTCTGCGCCAGCGCGTTCAGATAGGCCAGGCCTCCCGTGTCGTCGGACTTTCCCTTGGCCGTCAGGCGCTCGTAGACGGTCATCACGTCGGCGGGTATGCCACTGGAGATCATGTTGACGATCTCGGCGTAAATCGCGCGATGGTCGCCGCGGTAAAAATGTTCGGTGCGCAGGTCGTTGATGCGATCGACAGCATCGTTGTCCAGCAGCAGGGCGCCCAATACCGACTGTTCGGATTCAACCGATTGCGGCGTGGTGCGGAGGTCGTTTGCGGTCATTCTTTGCCCTTGTGCTTAACCGCGCCTTCGCGGACGCGGAGATACGTTTCTTTGCGGATCAACCAGTCAAACCCGCATCGCTCGTCGACTGCAAGATTTGCGGCGCAATGCTCAAAGTACCGCTGCGGCATGTCTGGCTTACCCGGTTGAAACTCCAAAAACTCGCGGATTTCGCTGGCACGGATCGCACTAAACGGCTCAGCGACGGCCCGCGCCCACTCGTCCGACATGGCAGCGTTGTACGACTCGATGACGTGCAACTCCGCTTGCGTGTATTCGGTCTGGTCCGGCTCGTCTTGCCAGCCTTGGGCGTTAATCCAGGCTTCGGCGTA